TCGTTCACTATGTGTATGTTGGGTATGTTCCTGATGTACTCCATGGAGTTGATTTCCCTCTTGTCCCTGTAGTACAGGTCATGGTTGCCCATTATGACATAGACTTTTTCAAATGCTTTGCCCAATCGTTCGATGTTTGACACTGTGTAGTTCATTGTGGAAACGTTGGTTGCTGATCTGTGGTGGTGCCAGTCGCCCAAGAATATGCAGGTCTCACATCCGTGCAATTTGGCCTGTTCTATGAACCATATAACGAAAGCCTCACAGTCATCGTTATGTACACGACTGTTGCCTTTAAGTCCGAAGTGTATGTCCGTGAAACACGCTACTTTCTTAAAAAACATCTTAATATTTTACCATTTCTTCTTTACGATTGGTTTGTGTTTAGTCATATCAACTTTCTTGTAATTGACTTCCTCAAAATCTTCTGAGTCTAATTTACCTTTTTGTTTTAGAACTTTGTTCAGTTGCTTGATCCCGGTCTTGTTCACGATCTTGGCCTCCCCGTGTGCTGTCTTCATCTTCTTTTTGTATGAAGGTCCGGCCGTCTCGTTCTCGTTTTGTCTTGTGAAACTCGGCATCATACCATTGAACTCCAACAGGTCGTCCCTGATGGCCTGGTTCTTCTTCTCGATGTTCAGGATCCTCGTGAAACTGTTTGTTATGGCCGCGGTGTAGTATGCGAACGGGTTATCTGATTTTGACTCATCGAACTGTAATCCTATCTGGCTCAACTGCATCAGCGCCTGCGATTGCATCTCGTCGTTGTAGGTGTAGCCTCTCCAGTTGGCTCTCGTGCCATATCGTTCACACAACTTCATGTACATAAGTGCAAGTTGATTGGTCATCTTGCCGTGATCGGCGGAGAAGTATCCGTTACTCATTCCGCCCACCCAGTGTGATTTGCCCACGCACACCAATTTGCCTTTTTTGTCAATTTTGTAGTGTTGGAACGGTGGGAAGTTGACCTTTGAGTGGTGGTCTGCTGTCTGCTTGGGATTCTTCTTACGTTGGTCGTCCATGGGCACATGGTCAAACGTCATCACACGGAACACCAGGTCCGTCTTGTCGATCTTCCTGGGTGACACGGTGTAGTCCGCCAGTTTGATCTTTTTCATGCCGGCGTCCTTGGCCTGTTCCCAGGCCTCCTGTGTGAGGCGCTTGGCCTTGTTCTTCTTGGCCTCCGCTATGCTCCTGACGTTGATTTTTTTCAAATTGGGCACGATGATGTCGTACTGTGCGTCCTCGGGCGTGACGTACGAACAATAGGTGTTCTTGCTGGCATGTATCTGCGCCAACAGATCCCGGTTGTTAAGATATTTCACTCTCTTCATAAATTCCTTCTCTTTAATATAATGTAATGTGACCACAAACAGGTCGGTTGAATCGTGCCGCTAGAGTAATTAAGTGCGCCTAAAATTGTGCCTATAAATATAGTTAAAGTATACGAAATTTTACAAGGGAAAGCAACCTATAATATATGGCGACACTGGGCGGTATAATAAAGAACGTGGCATCTGGGTTCTTCAACAGGACCTTGAGCAGGCTGACGGGTGCTGGTATTTCCACGGACTCCAGACTGGTACAGGCCAGGGCCAAGTGGTCAGGCAGGAACGACAAGACCGACTGGCGTGTTAGGCTACAAGTACCGGAAGCATCACCGTTACAGAAGTTCTTTGACTTTGACAACAATCCCCTGATGACACCACTGGCGGAATCGCGTGGTATTTTCTGGCCATTGACACCGGCAGTTGTGATACAACACTCTGCGAACTACAACGCCATGGATCAGGTCCACAGCAATTACCCACATTATGCCTACCAGAATTCACAAGTGGATCAAATGAACATCATAGGCGAATTTCCAGTACAGAACAGTGAAGACGCAAAACATTGGGTGGCCACTGTCAATTTCCTGAGGACGGCGACCAAGATGTTCTTTGGCAACGATGACGGCGATGGTTTGAAAGGAAACCCACCTCCGATCATGCACCTGTACGGTTATGGTGATCACATGTTCAACAAGATTCCTGTTGTCATAAATTCTTTCAACGTGGAACTGAGACCAGGCATTGATTACATATCCACAAAACAGACCAACACCCCTTACAAACAGTTGTCAGGTGCGGATGCTGGTTTCTTCATGAACGCGGAAGGCGAGTCGCAGACATGGGCACCAACCCTGTCAAACATTTCAGTGCTGATCACTCCAATTTACAGCAGAGATTCGATCAAAAATTTCTCAATGAAGAAATTTGTGCGTGGTGAGTTGAACGGCAAGGGCAGTAGTGAGGTAGGATTCATCTAATGGCCAAGTATTCAAACACATCACCTTACTTCGAAACCAGAGAGATAGCCGACTACTTGGATATTATGAATCCTAGGACAATCACTGCCGAGCAGGACGATCAATCCTACACCATTGAGAGAACATACGCTTATAGGCCCGACCTGTTGGCATATGACCTCTACGGCTCACCGAGGCTGTGGTGGGTGTTTGCTCAGAGGAATCCGGATCAGATAGAAGATCCCATATATGATTTCAAACCGGGAGTGACGGTCCAGTTGCCCAAGAAAGATAACCTGCTCAAAGATCTAGGGATTTAGATCATGCCAGATCATTTTAATAAGACATCTGCACAACAACCGCAGTACGCGACAGCGGACGATGTGGCACCCAACAAGTCAACCATAAACAAAACTGATGAGACATATGTGACCAACATATCGGATCCGAACATGCTGTTCGAGTTCGCTTCCTACAACACACTATTCACACTGAGTGGCCTGGGCAAGAAAGATCTGGAAAACACTCAAGCACTGCTTAACAGCAAACCACACGACATCATAGCCAGGAGTTCAGGCATAGGTACCAATGAGAATCAAGACAGGGCCGATATTAATGTTGACAACAAAAAGATCATAAATGAGAATGAACGATTAAAGGGTGCTGTAGAAAAAAGCAGGAATGTCCTCAGCCAAAACAGGGATCTATACATCAAGAGCGCGATCATAAATTCTGTTCCTGGCTTGAATGAAAAACGTAGGCTTACTTCGGTCACTGACATAACCATGGAGATAGTCGAACCCTACGGTATAACACTCCTGGAAAGGATACGTGGCGCGGCGATTAACAACAATTATCTAGATCATTTAGATGCACCCTATCTGCTCACAGTTGAGTTCCGCGGGTTTGATGAGCAGTCGCGCGTGATAAATCAATTTGGCAAGGATGCCACCAAGCGTGTGATACCGATCAAGATCATAGACATGCAGATGGACGTCAACCAAGCGGGCACCGTGTACACGGTCAAGGCCATACCCTACAACGAGTTTGCTTTTGTCAACACCTATTCGGAGTTGAAGACGTCGGGCAGTCTCTATCCCCAGGGTAGCACAGTGGCTGATGTGGTAAAGGCATTAGAAGATTTACTTAACCAAGGTGCCGAGGATGACCGTGCGGCGGGTAAAGTAGGCATACCCGACAGATATCAAATTTCCATACACGAAGACCTTAATCCAGAGAAACCATTCGCAGTCGACACTATTGAACAGGCCGGAATGTACAATCAAGCAGTGGATACCGGAGACGTGCCTGTGGAGTACATGAAAGTCAACACCGGAAATAACATAATAAAGATACTGGAAGAAATAATGAAAGGCCACCCTGACTTCACAGAAAAACAATTTAAAAAATTCAGGGAGAAAGCGTCCAGGGAGTTGGGCCTAGCACAATTTAAGGGCGGCGCACAAGCGGTTCTGGAACAGGCCGAAGGATTCTATTTCAAGTATTTCAGGATTAAGTCCAGTGTGATCCCTAATGACGAAGATTTCGACCTAAAACGTGCGACCAATCCTAAATTAATCAAATTCACTATCGAGCCCTATAAGATACATGCTTACTCGCTGTCCATACCAGGAGTGAGCACAGGAAAAAACTTCAAGAATTTTGTGTTTAAAACCTACAATTACATCTTCACTGGAGACAATGTCGACGTGCTGGATCTAAACATAAACTATAGGGTGGCTTATTTTCAGGGTTCATTGAAGGACGTGCAGGCCACTAACCTTCGTAAAAACACTGTTGAAAATGCCAAGAATGTTCCAACTGGCGGGACAACGGCTATAGAACATTTCGGTGATGGCAATTTACTTTTTAAAACAGAGCCAACCACATTCAGTAGTTCAGGCACAGGAAAGACTGGCGGAACTCCCACTGAGTTAGATGCTTTCCTTGACACGCTTACCCATCCTCTGGCTGACATGGTCAACATAAGGATGGAGATTCTAGGCGACCCTGCATGGTTGGGGCAGAGCCAGTTCATACCAATCAGTCCTGAATTATTTGGAACCAAACGTATACACAAGGACACAGACATGGACTACTGGCAGAATGCAAGAAACAGTATATGGAATGATCAGTTGCGTTGTTACAATCCGGATGTTGCCGAACCCATTGTATTATTGAACTTTAGAATGCCAACAGACATAAATGACAGGACTGGCTTGTATGATCTGCAGAGTGATCAATCAGCCGAGTTTAGTGGACTGTATAGGGTGATCGGGGTTGAACACAATTTTACAGATGGCAAATACACCAACGTGTTACAGATGACAAGATTTAACAATCAGGGAGTGACTATATCTAACCCAATCCCTACATCATTTGTGCTGACAAAGGATGGGACAAAGTCAGATGTCAAGACAGCGAGCGAGGCCCAAGCACTCTTAACTCAATTCCAAGGAGTGTATACTGATGTAAGTAACATAGGAAGGAAGTTCACAGACTTGATTTCTAAGATAAAAGGATTTTTTAGTTAATGTCACAGAGAGACTATTATAAAGGACACGCATCAACCCCTAAACCATCAGGGAGTAATTGGAACCAGGAATGGTCGGTAACCAATCCTGGACCTTATCTTGCCATTGTTAAGGGCAACAAGGATCCGGCCAGGATGGGAAGGCTCAAAGTCTATATACCTAGTCTGGTAAAGACCGATAACCCATCTGAGAACCAGTTGATTACCTGCGACTATCTATCGCCATTCTATGGTACCAAGGGCGCACAGTACACGAACGGCATTTCTAGAGAATACGAAGACAGTCAGCATTCTTATGGTTTTTGGGCGGTACCACCTGATTTGGATACCAAGGTGCTGGTGATATTTGCCGAGGGGAAAATGGACCAGGCCTATTGGATTGGCTGTGTGCAGGACGCCTACACCAATCACATGACACCCGGTATTGCTTCCAGCACCAACACCTGGGACAAGACCACTGGAGAGCAAAAAGGACCTCCGGGAACTGTTCAGGACACAGTTGACAAGCAACAGACATATGGAACCAAGAACGTCCCAGCAGGTGAACTAAACAGGAACACCCCAGGTGCGCTCGCAAATGGTAACTATGAGGCCACTCCAAAACCCATACATCCTTTTGCGGATGTTTTACTGAAACAAGGTTTGATCGCTGATCCAATCAGGGGCACCACGACATCTTCGGCCAGGAGGGAGACGCCCAGCCAGGTTTTTGGGATCAGCACGCCTGGAAGGAAAGACACAGGCACACAGAAAAAGAAAGTAGGATCCAAGGATTCAGAAGCCACCGATTATGTGACCAGGACCCCAGGACACACCTTCGTCATGGACGACGGTGCGGTGGACGGCACCAACCAACTGACCAGGTTAAGGACTGCATCAGGACACCAACTGCTGATGCACGACACCGACGGCGTGGTGTACATAGCAAACGGTTCAGGAAACGCCTGGATAGAGATGCAGAGCAACGGCAGGATAGATCTATATTCAGGAGTGGGTGGCATCAATATGAGAACAGAGGGGGACTTCAACCTGCACTCGGATTCAAACATCAACATGCACGCCAACGGACAGGTTAGATTCAGTTCTGCCAAGGAGATGATACATTCCGCTGACTTGTTGTTGAATCTTGGAGAGAAGGGCATACTTAACAGCTCACAGGCAGGGTCTGTCAGGGACTACGCCAGGGACGGAATATCATCATACACCGCTGGCACACAGTTGCACGGTGCAGGCGGACAGATACATCTCGCTGGATCACAGGTGCACTTCAACTCCACCAGTGCCAGCCCGAGTTGGGGGCCGGGATGGTTGACACAGGAACGTGCTGGAATACAGTTAAGGGATGAAGGAGACGTTGAGCTCACACAGAAGGGCATTAAACCATTGGAACAGTTCACCAGGAAGACCAAGACCACGGTGCACAGGTTCGTCACACACGAACCCATGTTCAGGGCCAGCGTAATAGGCAATGATGGAATCATACCTGTTGACAGCGATGACAAGAAACAATGGAGTCGATTGGCGAACACCCCAGGCACGGCGGAGTTTATAAATCAACAGAACAGGTTAAGTGAGAACAGTGCCATACGTGATGCACAGTACCAAGCGGACGCGCTGGAGTACGTGAAACAGAAGATGGGATCAAGCACCAACGCAGTGAAGGCCAAAAAACTGCTGACTGATTTTGGAACGAAATACAATGACATATATGGAATCACTAACAAAGTAAATTTACCGTTCGATATTAAGGACAGTATCTCAGAGAAGATCAAGGGCATAGACTTCAACAGTACCACGAAGGATCTCACAACCAGTCTCACATCACAGGTGGTGGAGTCATTCACTGGCAAGAGCACGGAACTGTTCAAGGACAATGTGTTTGTAAACAACGCAGGAGAACTGTTCACACTGGGTAATAATACCCTTTCAGGATTTACAGGCAACATAGATCTGGCTAACAAGTCTTTGAATTCAGTTGACGGGTTGGTCAAAAATCTTTCATCTGGCAATATCGTTCCCAGCATATCAAACCTCAGCAGTATCACGCAGACATTTTCTAGTGTAGTTGGAGGTAAAGTGGTAGGAATGAATCAGGTCAAAAGCCTTGCATCCAAGGCTGGTTTATTCAACGCCAGAGAGGCCGCCATTAGTGGTCAGAGTTTCTTACAAAATGTCGGTGCTAACCTAGTGAGTAACATAGGATCCATTGCAGGCAAGATTGGAAATTTCTTTAGTTCGGGAGGATTCTTCAGTGATGCAAGATTGAAAGAAAACATTAGATTAGTGGGCAGATCCGCCCAAGGAATCAACATATACGAGTTTAAATACAAGCAGTTGTCGGGCACATACCAGGGCGTTATGGCACAAGAGGTGCCATGGGCCAGTGTAATGACCGACACAGGATTCTACATGGTTGATTATAATAAAGTAGATGTGGAGTTTAGGAGATTAAACTAATGGCGGAAAACAATCAAGACCTATCGAACAGGAAAGTGACCTTCAGAGGGTTTAGTTCACGTGCAGACAAGCAGAACTTCAAACTGTATGATTTTGAAGTGGCCAAACAAGATCTCATTAATAGGTTGTCTGTGAGAAAAGGCGAGCGCGTGGAGAATCCTGAGTTTGGAACGATCATATATGACGCAATATTTGAGCCATTCACCGAAGCATTAAAAGAAGCCATAGTAGATGATGTCACCGCAAATCTCAACGCAGATCCACGTATTAGTACACAGGAGATACTGGTCACAGAGGCGGACAAGGGAATAGCCATACAGGCCACTATAACATATGTACCCCTGAACATCACTGAGAAACTGAGGTTCAACTTCGATGAGAACTCGCTTCTACGTCTATCTTAATAAGCGCATATTTCCTCGCATATAAATACCGTTGTATACACAATGGCCACAACAGACAGACAGAACAGATTACTAGTAGCCGAGGATTGGCGCAAGATCTATCAGGCCTTCCAACAGGCTGATTTCAAAAGTTACGACTTCGAGACACTGAGGAGGACCATGGTGGCCTATCTTCAGGAGAACTACCCAGATGATTTCAATGACTTCGTCGAGAGTTCAGAGTACGTTGCGCTGATAGACCTGATAGCCTACATCGCTCAGGCGCTTTCTTTCAGAGTTGACCTTAACGCCAGGGAGAACTTTCTTGAAACAGCGGAGAGAAGGAATTCGATACTACGATTGGCGAGACTTATCAATTACAACGCAAAAAGAAACAAGCCAGCAACAGGACTTTTAAAGATAGATTCCATATCCACGACTCAGAATGTCAATGACAGTTCTGGAACAAACCTTGCGAACCAAACTATAATCTGGAATGATTCCGCCAACTCCAATTACAGGGAACAATTCATTGCCATATTGAACGTGGCCAATCAGACCGGACAACTGTTTGGCAGTCCTAGAGAAGAAAACAAGATAGGTGGAGTAGACACAGAAGTATACACATTAAGTTCGAATCAACTAGATTTACCAATATTCACTTTCAGTAAAAGCATAGGCGGAACGACCAGAGCATTCGAAATAGTACCTAGCACAATAATAGATTCGGAATCCATCTATGAATCGTCACCGGTACCAGGAACTGGACTGACATACACATACAGATCAGACGGAGCAGGCGACAGTTCCAACAACACAGGATTCTTTTTCCTATTCAAACAAGGCACGATTGAGAGACAGGAATTTTCTGTAGACACGGCCATAACAAACTATGTTAAAAGTTTCGATACAACCAATGTCAACAACAGCGATGTGTGGTTGTATAAACTAGATCAGTTTGGACAGATCGCTGAACAATGGACAAAGGTGCCTTCTCTGTCCGGCAACAATGCTATCTATAATTCTTTATCAAAAGATATCAGAAATATCTACAATGTTGTCACAAAAAACAACGACACGATAGACCTTGTGTTTGGTGATGGAAACTTCTCTAATCTACCATTGGGCAACTTCAGGACGTACTACAGGGTCAGTGACAACGCCAAGTATGCAATACAACCTGCCGACATGCAGGCGGTATCATTGTCAGTTCCTTACATAGACGCCAATGGTTCACAACAGACTTTAACTATATCTTTGAGTCTCAAACAATCGGTATACAACGCGGCCGCCACGGAATCGAATGACTCGGTCAGAGAAAAAGCGGCACAGGTTTACTACTCTCAGAACAGGATGATAACGGCAGAGGACTATCAAGTGGTACCACTTTCTGCATCACAGGAGATAGTCAAAGTAAGATCTGTCAACAGATCGGCATCAGGAATAAGCAGGGCCAAGGAAATAGTTGACCCTACAGGTGCGTATTCTAACGTGTCTGTGTTCGCCGAGGATGGAATTCTCTACAGGGATGAAACCTCACCCACATTCACATTTACGTTCAATAACAGAAGTGAAATACAATCAGTGCTCGATGGTTCCGTTGAAGCAAAATTAAAAGAAGCATACGCTAGGCAGTTCTACTATGACAAGTACGATGCCAAGAGCCTGACGTCACTGACAGCGACATGGAATTCCACAACAACGACGACCAATACCAACACCGGATACTTCACATCGGGTGGTGCGTTGGCTGTAGGAAGCTCTGCAACATCCAATCTCAAATATGCCAAGGAAGGTGCTCTGATCAAGTTTACGTCACCAGACACAAGGGAGTTTTTAAACGGAACATTAGTGACGTCAGGAACAGACAACGCCGAGGACAGGGCATGGGCCAAGATATCAGACGTGGTGGGCGATGGATCAAACGGTGGTCAAGGAAATCTTTCAACGGGAGTCGGACCGATCACATTGAATGACATAGTGCCAAATGGTGCAGTACTGAACGCGGTGATCCCTAATTTCGTTACATCATTCTCAACAGTTCTAGAAAAAGACATCATAGACAGGGTAGAAGCCTACGAAGACTTTGGTTTAAGATATGACGTGGACAGCGAGGAGTGGAGAGTCATAACGACGACCAACCTCAGCACCAGTACTGTGTTCAGTCTCGCAAACACCGGTAGCACCGCCGGCACAAATTTAGACGCCAGTTGGTGGTTCAAGTTCACCAATGATGGCAATACCTACACGGTGCACTACAGGAAACTGGAATACATATTTGAATCCGAGTCACAGAACAAATTCCATTATGACACGGAGGAAAGGATCTACGATTACACGACCGGAAATGTGGTCAAAGACACGGTAAAAATTTTAAAGACAAATTCTATTCTATCATCAGGCAACGCGATAGGTCATCCCATCACATGGCAGGTCACAGACACAGTGACTGAAGCCGACGGATTCCAAGACAACAGGAAGGTCAAGATCGGATTCTATGACAGCGACGACGACGGTGTTGTTGATAACCCGGAGTTGTTTGACATATTCGTTGAACCTGATACCAGCGTTGCAACAAAATTCGTGTTCTTTGAAAAATATATTTCATATGATGCCATAGAAAGATACAGACCTTACGCGGCCAGTAACTTTGTAGTGACACAGAACGAATCAGACATCAATCTAAACACAACGACATACACTGACGGGCAGTTGTTTTATTTTTATGATTCCGCAGAAGATGTTGTGAAATCGTACAGTGCTACAACAAACACTTTGACTGCAACAACCGACTACTATGCTAGACGTGGTAGAAGCTCGATAGACTTTCAGTACAAACATCATGCCGGACAGGAGACCAGGATAGATCCCAGCGTTTCGAACATAGTGGACGTTTACATGTTGGAGAGAACATACGATAACCTATTCAGGATATGGCTACAGGACGGTGGATCAAAACCTACAGCATCCACTTCGGATCAACTGCGTATAAACTATTCGGGTGTGTTGAATCCACTTAAATCATTGTCAGATCAAATCGTGTACCACCCAGTCAAATACAAGATTCTGTTCGGAACCAGTGCCGATGAGGCACTTCAAGCAACATTCAAGGTCGTGAAGAACGCAAAAACCAATGTGACAGATGCAGTTATTAAGACAAGAGTGATAGCCGCAATAAACGAATTCTTCGCACTGGATAACTGGGACTTCGGAGATACTTTTTACTTCACAGAATTAGCCGCTTACATACACAATGAATTGGCGCCGGACCTACTTACGGTGGTAATCGTGCCAAATCAATCAGGACAGGGTTTTGGGTCCTTGTTCCAGATCAACTCTGCGGCAGACGAGATTTTCATCAGTGGGGCCACCGTTGATGATGTCACAA